CCTCGTCCTCGCTCCTAATAGCTTCAATTTTCTTACGAATAATATCGGGTAAAAAAGGATTGTGGCGATGGTCGGAAATGATCAACTCCACGCCTTCCTTACCTATCAATTTATCATGTACCCAAAAGCGAGCGTTAGGGTTGTAGTCAATAAAAACCTGTTTTGTCGTTCTCCTCGCCAATTCCCAATATATCCAATAATTGATTCCGTTCGCCTCATTCATAAACAGGTAATGACGCTTTCCGCTCTTTGCATCTTGCGGGTCTTGATAGCTTTTAAACTCTATGATTGAACCGTTGTGAAACGTGTAGATACGATCGCTCGCATTGTACCCTTTAATCCAACTTTGAATATCAGGCGAACTCGCTACAATCGTTTGCATATCACGAAGCGCACCACTTTTAAGGTTAGGCACGTCTTGACCTACAACGCTAATTACTTGGTCATTTTCTCCAATCGCTTTTAAACATAGCACTTGTAATATCGAGTAAGTTTTGCCCGAACTGGTCCCACCTTGGTTAACGATAACCTCGGCAGTCGAATTGTAGTTGCGATCGAATATGACAGACGTTTGAAACATCAATCGAGAATAATTGCATCCTCACTATTTGAAAGCGGTGTAACACTTTGAACCAACCCAATCTGAATTTCGGCCTTTGGAAGGCTCACGGTAGTATCAACCGTTTCCTTCGGTTTACCGTACACCCTATCCATCAACACCTCGATTAAATGAATTGAACCACGCTCGTAATCACGTTGCGCTTTCTTTGCAATCATGGAAATCCAAAACGGTACATCGTCACTCTTTGCGTAATCCATCAACTGGGTGCGGGTCATTCCAAGTATTCCCGTTATGATTTCATTCGCTTGTGAATGGCTTAACCTAACGTTGAACTCTTGAAGGAACGTATCTTTAATTACGTTCTTCAATAGCTTTGGCCTTCCATTTCGGTTGATGTTTTCGGAATTGGTATCGAACCCGTTTTTAGGTGCTTTCCCTTTTAGTTTTTCTCCGCTTGGCATACTCCGTTTATTTTAATAGTTAACGATGGGTCTAACTTTTTCATGCGGTCAATAATGACTTGGCAATACTTCGGGTCGAGTTCCATCCCGTAGCATTTGCGTTTGAGTTGGTGCGATGCTACCATTGTTGAACCGCTACCGAGGAAAAGGTCTAAAATTAACTCATTTATATTTGTGGAATTGTTAATACCTCTTTCACATATTTCTAATGGTTTTTGCGTTGGGTGTTGCATTTGCAATCCTTTCATCCTATTAACTTGCCAAACACCATTTTGTCTTTCTTTTAATTCTCTTCTTCCAATCATTCCAAATATTGCCCATTCACTATCACCATAAGAACCTTTTAAGTCACCCAATCCAGGACCTCCTTTGTCCCAAACTACTACACTTTTTATTTTGCCAATATTTTCACATACTTGTTTAAAATCATTAAAGCAATCCCATCTGCACCAAATGTAAAAATGCCTGTTATTATTTAAAAACAATGTCATAAGGTTTAAAGCATCTATTCCTACATTTGTGTTCTCATCATTTAATATTTGTGTATCTGTTCTTTTTTGCTTGACCTCACTTTTTTTACTATCCCACGCATTGCTTTCGTATGCCATCCCATAAGGGGGGTCAGTAAATACCATATCTGCTTTTTCCCCATTCATCAACCGAGCAACTTGCTCGCTATCAGTACTATCCCCACAAAGCAAACGATGCTCACCAATTTCGATTAAATCACCCAACACAATATCCGTTTCAATCCCATCTTCCGAAACTTCAAAGTCATCCTCAACCGCTTCCATTTCAATAAATGAATCAGTCGGTAAATCCAATCCCCACTCCGTTAACTCTTCGGCATCCCAATTACTTGCAAGGTCTTCCCAATCCCATTCACCAAACCCAACGTTATCTTTAATGATAAACTCCTTTTGTTGGTCTTCGGTTAAATCTTCGGCCTTGATTACTGGAACTTCTTTCAAACCTGCTTCCTTGCACGCTTTCAATCGCATATTACCACCCAACACAATACCGTCGCTGTTTACCACGATCGGACGCAGTTCTAACATTTCGGGAAAGTCCTGAATTGACTTCACCAACTTTTTAAACTTATCATCTTTAATTACCCTTGGATTGTTTGGGTTCGCTTTAACCTCCGATACTTTCCACTTTTCAATCTTCATACTTCAATTTTGTTAACGATTTCTTTTAGCTTATTCATGCACATAAGCTTTAATTCGTAATCGGTAGCACCGCCCACGCTCACATGGTCCGCAGTTTCGGCTATATCCATAAGCAAATTGGCAATGGATGCATACAACTCAACCGCACTAATTGCTTGGTCGATTACATCGGGTTGTTTTTCCGTGGTCATTTCTCGATCTCCTTCAACTTTGCTTCACTCCAACGAAGGCCAGCTAAACCGCCCCAAAGAAGGTAACTGATATAACCGCAGTCGGTAGGCTTTCCCGTTTCGTAATACGTCTTTGCACGGCTCAAATACGAGTACATTCGTTTGATAGTGGAAACGCTTAACGGCTCACCATTGGCAAGCTGTTGCGCTCGAACCTTACCGACCTGGGTTGCACATTTGTTACCCTCTTTCTCGTTCAGTTCAATACCACGTTTGGCATTGTTCTTCACCGCTTCGGGGTAGTCGGAATGGCTTTCGAACTTTGCGTAGCTTTCCTTACGGCTCAAAGCATTACAAACCGCTAACCGTTGAATAGGGTCTTCGTACTCCGTTTTCATGACTGTATTAATCATGCAACGATCTAAGAACTCACTTTTGCTTTCGTCTTGGTTTCTTTTCGGTAGTGGCATCGGTTTTTTGTTTAGTGTTCACAATTTCGGTCGGTTCATTTTCCGTGAACGTTTCTTGAATAAGTTGTTCGTGAATGGCTTTATGCCGTCTATCAAGTTCAGCATCGTAATGGTTCATGATCGTGGAGAATGCGTTAACGGTACACGCTTGGCATCCACCCGTCCAACGCTTACCCATTATCTCGCTCCATACCCCACCCATTAACATTACTTGTTCAGCACTTAGGCGTAAGGTCTTTTCGTTTTGAAACTGAACCCATTTAGGGTAAAGTGGTTCTAACCGCTTCAACTGTTCATCGGTCATTCTGTTAGCTATTTTCATATTTTTTTAATTCACGTCGTAAATAATAAATTGCTTTGATCAAATCCTCTTTTGGGTTTTCGTGTTTGTAGTTTGCTCTTGCGGTGTACTTGATTACGTTACCTAAGTTGAAGTTCAACTCAAAGGCATCGATTAGGTCAATCGGTTGCACCTTCCTTTCGTAGTACTCAGGGTTCATTTGCCGTAGGTTTCTTTAAAGTATTGTTGTGCATCAATCCGATCATGGCTTGTTTCACCATTGCAGAAAGCTTCCCTAATTTGGTTATATTCTATCAACTCAGCTTTGTCCCAACAATTTTTATTATGTTCAAAATCTTTTTCGGTATGTGGTTCTGTTATTAAACAAGTTGCTAACCATTCTATTGCAGTCAGTTTCATCGGTAAATCCTATCGATTAAAAAATACGCAATAATGCAAGCGATAAAACCGCACCCAATAGAGTAAGCAAACAGGCTCAACACGGGAAGTTCTACCGTTGCAAAGAACGAAGCAACCGCAGTCCAAAACGAAAGGCATACAAAGCAGTTGAACGGCTTGAATCCGATCTTATCACCAATGCCCGTAAGCTTGGTAATCGTTACCCCTGCACAAGCAGAGAAAAACGCAATGAATAATATTTGTAAGTAAATCATTTCAATTTCTTTTTTAATTTGTCCTTAACCGTGTTAATGGTCAATCTTATGCTGTTGTATGGTATGGTCGTTGATGTGCTAATCCTTCGCATATTTTTGGCTTCTACGTAAACCATGAATAGGTTGCGCTCGTACCAATGCAGTTCTGCAATCGCTTCCTCAATCGCTTCTATTTGCTTTGATGTTTGAACCTCGCTTTCATGGTCGTAGATTTCAGCGATCACTTCAACACGGGTCCAATCTACGTCCACACGTAACAACCGATCACGGTACTTCTGATCCCATAAAGAACCCTTCCCCAAAAACAAACGGTAGATTAATGATAGCACGTACCACCGATGCCCTCCCGAATGCCATACCTCCCAAAGCTTTCCATCCTCTTTTTCGAGTAACGCTAAAAGCATTTCTTGGTATAGGTCCTCCCCGTCGAAGTGCGTACCCCTCACAATATCGTAACAGGACTTGCGATAGGATTGGTGTTGGAGTACGTCTGCGATTAGTGGGTGCATACTTATTGAATGGGAATTTTTAAAAAGGTAACCCGTCATCCTCAGGAACGAATCCCGCCTTGGTT